CGCTATGCCAATAAGTGCAACCCGTACTGCTCTAGAAACAGCTTTAAGCGGTATTGCCGCTAACGTTTACAATTCTGTACCTGAGTCTGTTATTCCACCGGCTATCGTTATTGTGCCGGACAGCCCGTACATAGAGTTCGAAACCATAAGCAAATCTGTTATTAGGTGCAAACTTAATTTTACTATTACCGTTGCAGTTGGTTATTACAGCAACGAAGCAGCCCTAGACAATCTAGAAACGCTGCTACTATCGGTCTTAGCAGCTCTGCCTGCTAATTATGTAGTTGGGGCAGTAGATCGCCCGTCAATTACGCAAGTCGGTGCGAGTGACTTACTCGTGGCTGATTTTAATGTATCAACCTACTACACAAACTAGGAAGCAATATGGCAACAACAGTAATCACAGGCAGGGACGTATCTTTATCTTTCTCGGGCTCTTTGGGAACCGATATTGACGCACAAGCGACATCTGCTGTACTAACAAAAACAAACGATCGTCAGACATACCAAACTCTTGACGGCGAAGCTTACAAAACCACAAACGTAGAAGCTGAGTTTGCATTAGAGATCTTGGCAGACTGGGGCAAGACTAGCTCAGTATGTGAAGCTCTATGGACAGCAGCAGAAACACCTGACGCAACCTTTACCGTAACTATGACAGCAGCAACAGGCGCAGTATTTGCGTTTGACTGCCTACCAGAGTTTCCAAGTGCAGGTGGCGCTGGAACTGACGCACAAACAGTATCTTTTACCTTCAAGGTATCCAAAGGCACAGTAACAGAAACCTTTAGCTAAACAAAATACAATCGGGAGAACACAATGAAACTAAATATTAAAATAACTACAAACACAGGCGATCAAGCTACTTATGTAGCTGCACCGCCTGAGTGGCGCAAGTGGGAACTAGAAACTGGTCAAAAGATCAGCAAAGATCCTTCACTTGGCATTAGCGATCTTATGTTCTTGGCTTATCACGCTATGAAGCGAGAAAATCCAAACAAGGCAGCGCTAAGTTTAGATAACTGGTGCGCCACAGTTGCAGATATTGAAATAGAGGAAACAGCAGTAAACCCCACCCAAGCGGTAGCCTCGGACGACTAATAGTTGAACTTGCTATCGCAACAAAGATACCTATGCAGTATTGGGATAATGCAGAGGATATTTTAACCGCATTAGAGATATTAAAGGAGCGTAATGGCTGACGTTAAAGTTGAATACAACAAAGCCGACCTACGCCAAATCCTTAAATCTTTCAAGGCTATGGACGATGAAGCAATAGATCAAACTAAAAAATTATCAGGTGAACTTGCTGAGTATGCTGCTGACCAAATTAAAGCTGCTGCTAGACGCAATAGCAAATATCCTAAAGGATCTATTAAAGTTGCTGACGGTGTTCGTATTGCTAAGTCTAGCAAGATCGGTGAATTTAAGTATGGGTTTGCTAGTCAAAAATTAAGCGGTGGCGGTAACACTCAAGATATTCTCTATGGTTTAGAGTTTGGATCTAGGCGTTACAAACAATTTCCTGGACGATCACCAAATAAAGGTCGTGGTAATGCTGGATATTTTATTTATCCAACACTAAGACAAGAACAGCCTGAACTTATTGAAAAATGGGAAAAAGGCTTTGAAAAAATACTGGATAGGTTCTAATGGCAGGCAATCGTACTCTTAAACTATCTATCCTTGCTGATACAGATGATTTAGTTAAAGGCTTAAAAAAAGCCGAAAACGAAACTGGTAACTCCGGCAATCGAATTGGTGATACCTTTAAGAAAGTTGGCGCAGCTGCCGCTGCTGCTGGTATTGCTGCTGCCGCCTTTGCAGTTAAGTTAGGCATAGACGCTACTAGAGCTGCTAGTGACTTTAGCGAAACCTTAGCCAAAACAAACGTACTCTTTGGCGAAGGTAGTGTTGCAGTACAAAAGTTTGCAGACACCGCAGCTGCACAATTTGGTCAAAGTAAGCAACAAGCCTTAGACGCGTCAGCTACCTTTGCAACCTTTGGTAGAGCTGCTGGCTTAGCAGGTGAGGAATTAGTAACTTTCTCTACTGACTTTGTAGGCTTAGCGTCTGATCTTGCTTCTTTTAATAACACGACCCCCGAGCAAGCTATTAACGCTATTGGATCTGCTTTGCGTGGAGAAGCTGAGCCACTTCGTCAGTTTGGTGTATTACTAGATGACGCTACTTTGCGTAACGCAGCATTAGAACTTGGTTTAATTAGCACTACTAAAAATGCTTTAACCCCACAGCAAAAAGTATTAGCAGCCCAAAAAGTTATTTACGAACAAACAAGTGCTGCTCAAGGTGACTTTGCTAGAACATCAGACGGACTTGCAAACCAGCAAAGAATACTAACTGCTGAGTTAGAAAACACAAAGATAGAAATTGGCGAGCAATTATTACCAGTAGCAGTTGATCTATTTAGATTTTTTAACGAGAGTTTAGTACCAATCATACGAACTCAATTAGTACCTAGAGTTAAAGAGTTCATACAAAGTCTTAAAGATACTAGCGTAGAAATTAAAAACTATTCTATTAAAAATGTTGACGCCTTAAAGGAAAGTTTTAAGGAATTAACAATAAGACTAGGATTTGCAGCTGACGCAACTAGAGAACAAAACGACGTTGCCGTACTCTTGAAAAATGTATTTAAGGAAATAAGTTTGGCTACCTTAAATGCTCCTATTGTATTTTTTAGAGCCATACTAGAGTTAATAAACCTAATCATAAAGAGTATGCAGGCTTTAGTTTTAATTGTGCAAGGAGATCTAAGAGCTGCGTTTAGAGTGTTTGCTGAAGATAATAAAGTAGTTACTAAAGGCTTAGAGGATCAATACAGAGCGTTAAATAATGTTAATGACGGTTTGGCTAACCAATACCGCCAATTAGTTAATTTAAGCAAAGCTCCTACCGGCGGTGGTGGTGGTGGTGGCAGTTTTTTGCCAACTTTTACTCCTGGTGCTGGCGGTGCTGGTACTGGCGGAGCTGCAACCGTACCTACTATTAGAGGTTTATCAAAATCACAAATACAAACGTTAAGTGATGACCTAGGCTTAATTAGCCAATTTGGCGGCGTAATTGAAGGTCTTAATGAAAAGTTTGGCGATCCTTTTTTTGGCTTTGGCAAAGGATTTAACGTAGCTGAATCTATTAGAACTGGCATACCCGTAACAAATAGGAACCCAAAAACCACACCAACAGTTAATGTTAATGTGACTGGCAACCTAATTGACCCAGCAGGCGCAGCTAGAGCAATTGCAGAAGTAATCAGAAATGAAGGCGCTCGAAACGGTAACTTGCCACTAGTATCAGAGTTTATTGCCCAGTAATGCCAGCTTACACACCTAACCCAGCAGTCTTAATTGACGGAGTTTCTTACACAGGCAACACGCTGAACGGTGTAAGAATTACTACTGGACGTACTAGCGTCGACGATCAGCCACGCGCAGGGTATTGCACAATAGATCTAATAACCTTTGGCAACAATATCCCAGTAGTTGAAATAGATCACTCAGTACAGGTAGAGATAGACGATACAACTGGCACCCCAATAGTTATCTTTGCAGGCTTTGTATCAGATATTGCTAGGACTATTGACTCTTACGGAGCAGTTGGCTTTGCTACAAAAACTACTATTACAGGCGTTGGAACACTCGCTAGATTAAATAGGCGTTTGGTTGGTGGTACAGGCTTTGCCAAAGAGTTCGACGGCGACCGTATTCTAAACATAATTCAAGAAGCTACAGCTGAGCGCTGGGAAGATAGTCCAGCAGGTGTAGCCTGGCAAGATATTGACCCTACTTTAACTTGGAATACTTACAACCCTTACATTGGCAGTTCAGGTTTAGACACTTATCAAGACACTAATCCTGTTGCTTGGAATAATATTGACCCCTCTTTATTTTGGTTTAATTATGACCCAGTTGAAGGTGGCATAGATACACCTGGCCAATATGAGATAGTTGCTTACAGTTCAGGCGAAACTAATGCCTTTAATCTTGCTGGACAAGTAGCCAACAGCGCTAGGGGTGTGCTTTATGAAGGTCGTGACGGTAGATTAAATTACACAGACGCAGCCTCAAGATCAGATTATGTGGCTACCTATGGATTTACTACTATTCCAACTAATGTAATACTAGCCAGTAACTTATCCAGTATTGAACGTATGTCTGACCTGGCTAATGACGTGACCGTTATTT